GCTGCAGGTCATCGGCCGTGCCGGTGTTGGTGTCGACAACATCGACCTGGATGCTGCAACCCGCCTCGGCGGCGATGCGCTGGGCGTGCCGGCGGAGGTCATCCGCAAGCAGAAGGACGTGCAGAAGCTGCGCCAGGGCCGTGCTGAGGCCCAGCAGGCGCAGCAGGCCCAGGCCATGCAGCAGCAGCTCGCCATGGAGGCGGGCGGCGCCATGATCCAGCAGGCAGCCAATCAGTGAGCAACCAATACCCGGCCTCCCCTGAGGCCTACCGCCGCATCTTCGAGGACAGCCGGGAGGGCGCCGCCATCCTGGAAGACCTCATCCGCCGCTTCTCGCACGTCCAGAGCGGGAGCGGCATCGACCGCATCCTCAACATGACAGAACAAAAAGGCCGACGGGACGTCCTCGACTTCATCGTCAGCCAGATCAACCGCGCCAATGGAGTCCGAGATGCTGCTGACGATTCGTCCGATCCTGCTGAATAGCGCCCCCGCCGATGCTGTGCCTGGTGATGGTGCTCCCGCTCCCGCCGCAGCCCCGGCTGCTGCTCCCGCGGCCGCCCCGGCTGCCTCGTCCGCCTTGGCCGCTGGCGGCGCTGACACCGCGCCCGCCGCGCTCGCTGACCTGATCCCCGAGAAGTTCCGGGTGGCGGGTGAGGGCGGCGTCATCGACCTGGAGGCCACGCTGCGCAAACTGGCCCCGAGCTACACCGAGCTGGAGAAGTTCAAGGGCAAGGTGGAGCAGGCTCCCGAGAACGTCGACGCCTACGCCCCCGAAGTGAAGGTGGACGGCTTCGACTGGGAGGCCTTCAAGGCGGATGAGCGCACGCAGGGCATCCTCAAGCGCTTCCACGCCAAGGGCCTGACCAATGCCCAGCTGTCCGAGGTGCTGCAGGCCTACCACGAGGTCGCCCCCGACCTGGTGCAGGGCGCCAAGGTGCTGACCGCGGAGGAGTGCGAGCAGCAGCTGGCCGAGGTCTGGAAGACGCCCGACCAGATGAAGGCCGGCAAGCGTGACGCCTTCCGCGCGTTCTCTGCGGTGGCCGAGCGCGCCGGCGTCACCATCGAGCAGATGGAAGAGGCTGGCCTGGCCGACAACCCCATCGTGCTGCGCCTGCTCGCCGCCTTCGGCCCGGAGCTTGGCGAGGACCGCCTGCCCACCGCCACCGGCGGCGCCGCGCAGGGCGACGACATCACCGCGCTGATGCAGTCCGAGGCCTACACCAACCCGAAGCACCCGGACCACGCCAAGGTCTCGGCGCAGATCCAGGCCTTCTACGCCAAGCGCTACGGCAACGCGCCTGTCCTCTAAATAGTCGGGAACCCGACACCCTCACCGCTCGACCATTGCGTGCATCAGGGCCCGCAGTGGCGAGCGGACAACCCTCCAAGCTCTTGCGTTCACGGTAGCCGGTGGCCGCAGGTGACTCCCAGGCCCGCGCGTGCGGACAACCTGAAAGGCGACTCATCATCACCATTCAGGAGACACAGAGATGTCCGATATTTCCCAGGCCTTCGTGAAGCAGTGGGATGACACCATCCGCCTGCAGGCCCAGCAGAAGGAAAGCCGCCTCGAGGCCACCGTCACCGACCGCGGCAACATCACCGGCGAGTCCTTCACCGCGAACCGTCTTGCCCCCCTGGAAGACACCCCCGAGAACACGACCCGCCACGGTGACACCGTCTGGTCCGACCCCGACCACAGCACCCGCGTGGCGCTGATGCGCGACTTCTACCAGGCCCTGCCGGTGGATCGCGCTGACGAGCCCAAGCTGATGGCCAACCCGAACGGCGCCTACATGCAGAACCTGCTGTCTGCCTGGAACCGCCGCAAGGACAACATCATCTTCCAGGCGCTGATCGGCAACAGCACCAACAAGGAAGGTGGCACCGTGGCGCTGCCGAGCGGCCAGCTGATCCTCAACGGCTCGGCCGGCTTCACCAAGACCAAGATCATCACCGCCCGCAAGCTGTTCCGCGCCAACGAGGCCGACCAGCACAACGGCGAGGAGCTGTTCATGGTCTACACCGCCGCCATGCTGGAAGACATCCTGGCCGACACCACGCTGACCAGCGCCGACTACATGGCCGTCAAGATGCTCCAGGAAGGTGACGTCAGCGGCAAGTGGTGCGGCTTCACCTGGGTGCCCTTCGAAGGCATCAACACGGACGTGGTGTCGGCCGGCGTGGCCTCCACCGTGGCCTACGCCAAGTCGGCCCTGCACAAGGGCACCGGCTTCGTGGAAGGCAAGTCCCAGCGTCGTGCGGACAAGAAGGACACGCTGCAGGTGTCCATGGCCGGCTCCTTTGGCGCGACCCGCGTCGAAGAAGAGAAGGTCGTCCGCATCGACTTCGTCTACTGAACCCGGCCACAGGAGAAATGAGAAATGGCTGAATTCGACTCCCGCCAGGCCGCGAACATCGCCGCCGGCACCAAGATGAAGCCGGGTGAAGTGGGCGGCAAGGTTCGCACCCTGGTCATCACCTCCCCGGCCACCGCCGCCTGGGCGCAGAACGACACGATCGCCTCTGGCGTTCCGCTGCCGGTCGGCTCCCGCATCCTGGCCAGTTCCATCGTGAGCCATGCTGCGATGGGTACCAGCGTGACCATGGACATCGGCCTCCGCAACTTTGCCACCGGCGACGTCATCGACGCCGACGGCATCGCCGCCGCGCTGAACGTAGCGTCTGCTGGCCTGACCGCCGCCAACAACGGCGCGCTGGTCAAGGAAGGCGCCGAGTACGTCACCACTGCGGTGACCGAGGTCTACGCGACCCTCGGCGGCGCCAAACCGACCGACAACGCCCAGTTCCGCATCGAGATCAAGTACATCTCGGCGGACTGATCGCAGTCGGCAGCACCAAGCAAAAGGGGCCTCCGGGCCCCTTTTCTTAAACGCAGCACCCGGAGCGTCACATGGCCAACACCGACATCTCGATCTGTTCGAATGCGCTGCTTCGGCTGGGCGATGCCCCGATCAGCAGCTTCAACGAGAGCAACGACCGCTCCCGTCTGGCTCGCAACACCTACCTGTCCATGCGCGATGCGGTGCTCGCGCGTCACCCCTGGAACTGCGCCACCAGGCGCGTCGTCCTTTCCCCTGATGCCACCGCCCCGGCCTTTGACTGGGAGGCCCGCTTCCTGCTGCCGGCCGACTGCCTGCGCATCCTGAGTGTGGGTGAGCGCGGCGAGGGCGACGACTACGAGGTAGAGGACGGCTACATCCTGATGGACGGCGACACCTGCCGCCTGCGCTACGTCTACCGGGCCCCTGAGGCCAAGTGGGACCCGCTGCTGGTGGAGTCCATGACCGAGGCCATGCGCCGCGTGTTCGCCTACCCCCTGACGGGCGGGCAGAACATGGAGGCCACCATCTTCCAGATCGCGGACGAGATCGTGCGCGCCGCGCGGGCCGTCGACGGCCAGGAGAATCCGCCCGAGATGCTGGGCAACGAAGGCATGTTCTCGGCGGGGTTCTGACATGGGCGCTCCCGCCATCATCCAGACCAATTTCACCACCGGCGAGCTGGCTCCCGAGGCCTACGGCCGCGTCGACATCTCGAAGTACCAGAACGCCGCCAAGACCCTGAAAAACTGCATCGTCCAGGTGCTGGGCGGGGCCAAGGGCCGCGGCGGCTTCCGCTTCGTGGCCGAGACCAAGGACAGCACCAAGGCCTCGCGCCTCATCCCGTTCATCTTCAGCCGCGAGCAGGCCTACATGCTGGAGGTGGGTGACGGCTACCTGCGCGTCTACAAGGACGGCGCCATCGTGGAGGCCAGCCCGAGCACCCCCTATGAGGTGGTCGCGCCGTACACCGAGGCCATGCTGCTGGCCATCGACTATGTGCAGGGCGCCGACACCATGTTCCTCGCGCACCAGGACGTGCCGCTGCAGCGTGTCCGCCGCTATGGGCATGCCGACTGGCGCCTGGGCGAAGTGCCATTCATCAACCAGCCATTTGCGGAGATCGGCCACCGGCCGGCCACCACGCTGACCCTGTCTGCGGCCACGGCCGGCACCGGGCGCACGGCCACGGCCGGCGCGTCTGCCTTCCTCGCTGCGGACGTCGGACGCACCCTGTCCAGCGGCGGCGGCACGGCCACGATCGTGTCGGTCTCCAGTGCCACCGAGGCGACCGTGGACATCTCGTCCGACTTCGCGTCCACCTCGCTGGCGTCCGGCGCCTGGCTCATCGAGGGCACCCCGCAGGCCCCGGTCACCGCATCTGATGACGGCCCTCTCGGCGCGCTGGTCGAGCTCACCATCGGCGCGGCTGGTGTGGCTGGCGCGTCAAAGCCCATCCTGTCGAGCAACAAGCGCGGCGGCAACGCAGCCTGCACCCTTCAGGTGGAGGCCCACGGCTTCACGGTTGGCCAGACTATCGCGGTGACTGGCTGCTCGCCGGCGGGCTACAACGGCTCCTACCAAGTGGCCGGCGCCTCGACCAACTTCCTGACCATCAGCGTCAATCCGTCGCTCGGCGCCATGACGGTGCTGGGCGACGTGGCACTGGCCTCCACCTCCGGCATCGGGGGCTGGCGCGCGGATGACGAGGGCTCATACGTCCAGATCAACGGCGGCATCATCCGCATCGAGTCCGTGGTCACCAGCGAACTGGC